TGGAATGGGTTTCATAAATATTTACACCAACAAATGAGCTATGCCAACTTATCCCGTTATTAATTTAGAAACAAAAGAAAAGAAAGAACTTAATATGTCTATGAAGGCATATTCAGAGTGGAAAGATGAGAATCCAGGATGGGATAGGGACTGGTCGGAAGGATGTGCAGGACAGTCTACTGAGTTTAAGTGGACTGGTGAGGCCAAATCCAATGGATGGAATGAAGTCTTGGATCGTGCATCTAAACAACCTGGTGCCAACGTAAGTAAAAACCGTTACTACGGATAATTTCTCTTTTCTAATTTCTTACACCTTATGCCAGCAAAAAGAAAGTCTCAGTCCCCCATCGTTCCATTCGGAATGAGCAACAAAACTATGAAAAGAAAGAAACCACTTAACTCAGACTTGATGAAACCCATTGAGCCTCTGACACAGAATCAAGAAGAACTTTTCCGTTGCTATAAAAACAATCAGAACCTTGTGGCATATGGTTGTGCGGGAACAGGAAAGACCTTCATTACCCTCTACAATGCTCTGCGTGATGTCTTTGATATGAAGACACCCTATGAGAAGATCTACATCGTCAGGTCTCTTGTAGCAACCAGAGAGATTGGTTTCCTTCCTGGAGACCATGAGGATAAGTCTTCACTCTATCAAATTCCATATAAGAATATGGTGAAGTTCATGTTTGAACTTCCAACAGAAGCAGACTTTGAAATGTTGTATGGTAACCTGAAGACTCAGGGAACTATCTCTTTCTGGTCCACATCATTTATTCGTGGCACAACTCTGGACAACGCAATCATCATTGTTGATGAATTCCAGAACTTGAACTATCATGAACTTGATAGTATTATCACCAGAGTTGGTGAAAATAGTAAGATCATGTTCTGTGGTGATGCAACTCAATCTGACCTTCTCAAAGACAGAGAGAGAAACGGCATCGCAGACTTCATGAAGATCTTACGTATTATGCCTTCAGTTGATATCATTGAGTTCAGTGTCGAAGATATTGTTCGCTCTGGATTAGTGAAGGAATATCTACTTGCTAAAATGGAAACTATGTAAAACATGAATTTTATTCATCATAATTATCTCGGTGATCTTGAGTTAAACAAAAAAGAAACCAACGGCATCCGTCTCTACAATCTTCCAAGTGGGGACTGGGTGCCTTCTATTACGTCTGTAACTTCATTTTATAACAGAGAAATCTTTGTTAAGTGGAGAAAGAGAGTTGGTATTGAAGAGGCAAACAGAATCACCAAAAAGGCAACAACTCGCGGAACAGACTTCCACGCGGCAACTGAACTCTACATGTTGAACAAAGAAATAAACTGGGATGAGTTTAGACCTCTGACTAAGTTTATGTTTCATCATGCTAAACCATATCTGGACAAGATAAATAATATACACGCTATAGAAAGGACTCTGTACTCAGAGTATCTTGGATTGGCAGGTAGAGTTGACTGTATCGGAGAGTACGAAGGCGAGCTTGCAGTCATCGATTTTAAAACATCCGAAAAAATTAAACCTGAAAAGTGGTTGGAGAATTATTTCGTTCAAGAAATGTTCTATGCTTCTGCTTACTATGAACTCACTGGTATTCCCGTTAAAAAACTAATTACCATCATGGTTACTCCTGGTGGTGAGGTTAAAGTATTTGACAAACGTAACAAAGGGGAGTATATTAAATTGTTAGTTCGGTATATAAAGGAATTTGTATCTCACAATCTTAGGTCAGAGAATGGAGAATGAATTGGAAAAAGTGTTGGAGAGTAAGTTCTTCTGCCCTTCTCGATTTGCACAAGAGATTGAAAGCCTTGTGCAAGATAATAAAGGAATGAGTTACATTGATGCTATTGTTCACTTCTGTGATTTGCAAAGCATTGATGTTGAATCTGTTCCCAAACTTATTTCTAAACCTCTTAAAGAAAAACTCAAGTTTGAAGCAATGGAATTAAACTTCTTAAAGAAGACTTCCAGAGCAAAATTACCCCTATAATTCATTTTAAGGGGGAAAAATTTTCCGGCAAAAAAATTGCCCTATTACTTTTTTCATGATGCCTTTTGACGCATATAAACAGTATCTCTCTTTGAAGAATCACTTCACTAAAGAGAAATATGATTATCACAAGTATTGTGGTAAGAGTCGTGCAACAGTACAATCTTTCTATAAAAGGAAAGATCGATTCTGGTTTGAAAAGTTAGCACGAAATAAATCTGATCAAGAAGTTATTGAGTTTTTCATTTCCAATTTTGTTACCTGTACTGACCCAGGTAAGCTATGGATTGGTGAAATGATCAGAGAAGGTGAGGGACGATACACCTCATGGAAACGAAGAACACAATCTCTTTCTTATATCTTTAAAGAAGAGATGGAGTCCGTTCTTGCTAATAGAGACATTAATAATGCTTTTGCAAGTTCAAATGGACACTCACCAATACTCAAGGGATATCTCAGCGGAGACATTTCACTTGAGACAATGGTTATCTGTGATAAGATACTTGGTTATCGAACTGACTATGATAAAAAACTGACAGACCCAGTGTGGGAAACCGTCAGTATGAGAATGCGAAAGTATTCTCCATTCCTAAATATCGATGTATTCCACTACAAAAAAATTCTAAAGGAGATGGTCCATGGCACTTAATAATTCTGAAGTATTAGAAAATCTGCTCAAGCAGAGAGTTGAGATTGAACAGCAACTTGAAACACTTCGCATTACTTATCTAAAAGTTCTTGGTGCGATTGATGCTCTTCAACAAATTGAAGAGTCAAATGCTGAACCAGAAACTGAAGAGGAGGAGTCTGAAGAAGAATGAGTTTCTTTGATTCAGAGGTCGTCCGTGCAGAGATGACCGAAATCAGTGAATTGCAAGAAGACGTTTATACCAACGTCTTCAAATTTCCAAGCATGAATAAGGAAGAAAAACTTTTTCATGTTAGACTTATGGGAAAATTGATAGAGAAACAAAAGATTCTCTACACTCGCTTGAGTTTATCTGATGATCCAGAAGCAAAACTGATGAAACAAAACATTCTTGACTCTGCTCAACTGATGGGACTCTCATCTGATGTTGATATGAATGTTGTTTTTTCCAATATGGAAAAGATGCTTAATGTAATGAAAAAGAGTATTGACGACAACGACTCCGACATGTAGAATACTGGAGTACACAAAAGCCAAATACGTACAAACACAACAAATCCTATGTCTTTTGCAAATCTTAAAAAGCAATCCTCTCTTGGTTCCCTGACCTCTAAACTGGTCAAGGAAGTTGAGAAGATGAATAATACCAGCAGCGGTGGTGATGACCGTCTCTGGAAACCTGAAATGGATAAGACCGGCAATGGTTATGCCGTTATCCGTTTCCTCCCTGCCCCTAACGAGGAAGAACTTCCTTGGGCAAAGATGTACTCCCACGCATTTCAAGGTCCTGGTGGTTGGTACATTGAGAACTCACTAACTACTATCGGTCAAAAGGATCCCCTTGGTGAGTATAATCGTGAACTGTGGAACAGTGGTAACGAAACCGATAAAGATACTGTCCGTAAGCAGAAGCGTAAACTCTCCTACTACAGCAACATTTATGTTGTGCAGGATAAGACGAACCCTCATAATGAAGGTAAAGTTTTCCTATTTAAGTATGGTAAAAAGATCTTTGACAAGATCATGGAAGCAATGCAACCTGAGTTTGAAGATGAGAGTGCTATCAATCCTTTTGATTTCTGGCAGGGTGCCAACTTCAAACTGAAGATTAAGAAAGTTCAGGGTTATTGGAATTATGACTCGTCTGAATTTGATCGCATTGCACCACTCCTGGATGATGACGATGCTCTTGAAGCCCTCTGGAAAAAAGAATACTCGTTGACTGCCTTGACCGCAACAGATCAATTCAAATCCTACGAGCAACTACAAACACGCTTGAAGATGGTCTTGGGTCAGAAGTCTACACCACATCGCTACGATGAGGAACTGGAAAGTGAGAGTGAAGGTCGTGGATCTTTCACTCCTGACTTCAAGTCAAAAGCACCTGAACCTGCTGCTGACTTCAATGCACCAGACATCACCCCTAAGTCTAATGACTCTGATGAGGATGATGCTCTATCCTACTTCCAGAAACTGGCAGAAGAATAATTAAATAAACAACCTGAGATTATCAGCAGTTTTCAAGGATTCAGTCTTATATTGACTGGATCCTTTTCTGTATGTCATCATTTCTTCCATATCATCGCGAACAATATTGAGGTATCTGGACTTCAGTAGGAAAATATTTCTCTTGTCGTCTTCAAGTTGTAATTCATACTCATAGTTTGTGACTGCCTTTGCAATATTAGATAGATTGAATATGGTATCACTTCTACTATCTGTATATGAAA